ACACCCTTGATGCGCGTTTGATACAAGTTCCACCAGATGCTTATCTGCATCACCCATTCGTCAAGCAAATGGTCTGCGTGCGATTCTTCGCAAAGGTAGTCCTCAACATTGAACACGTGTTCTTTTTGCCCTTGCTCCCTCTTGAAGCCTGTCAGCGAGAGAACGCTCTTTGCGCCTTTGTCGCCGCCAGAACCAATGTCAATGCCGATATCGAGCGTGTCATATGCCGGGTGTTCATCATAGAGCATATCGTCTGTCAGCCATCTTGCGTAGATAGTGCCTGTCGCAACCGCTCTGATGCCCTCGATCAAGGACATATACTCTGGGCTGCCCGGCAGCAATGCTGATTTCAAGGCTTCGATCGCCTCGCCGGTCAATGCCGGGTTGTCATTGTGATTAAAATGCCAATATGTGTAATCCTTTGCCGCTTTCTGCTTGCGCAGTTCCTCGACGATACTGTCGGGAATGTCTTTGAAAAAGTCGGCTGTCGGCCTTGCTTTGTTGATGAGCGAGTTGTATATCTCATGCGACGGGTTGTCCGGATTGAGCGATATGCCCATCCAATACTCGTCGGTCGGGCGCATCAATCCTCGAAAGACTTGCACGATGAAGTTGTAGGGCGCTTTGTTGCCCTCATCGACAAGTGCGCACCCGATGGTCGATCCGAGAACCTTCTTGTATTTGGCAGCGTCGCCAAAGCCAAATATGTAGATTATCTTTGACCGCCCTCTTGTGTCGGTCATGATAAGATGGTTGCCCTTTTTCGTATCTCTGCCCGGCCTCACGTTCGGGAACAAGGCTAAGATTCCCAAATCGTCATCGATCAAGTTGCGATATGCGACAGGGCCACTTTCACCGGCGATGATATGCTGCTTCCTCGAACTCTCGTTCACCATCACGATGAACTTCATCTTGAGTGCTTGCGACTTGCCGGTTCCGGATGCTCCCTCTGCTATGTCTATTTTCGAAGGGTAGGCGATGAACTTTGCTTGCTTTTCAGAAAGGCCAAAGCCCGGCGTCATTCGAGGTCGACCTTCGCTTCCGGCGTTGATGCAACTTTGTTTGTCGCTCTGATGAAGTCGCTGAGGATCTGTGCTGTATCGGTAACATCGTCAATTTGTTTCTGACGCCATTTGTCCGGTCTGCGGTTATTGAGCCAGGTTTGAATCGCAGTCACATCTGGTTCAATGTGTTTTGTTATCGTGACCTCTTCGGTGACGGCCATGCAACCAAGTGATGCAACATACTCTCTTTTGATTTTCTTTTCGACATAGTCATAGCCAATGGCGCGTTTGAATAATGACGCCTCGACCATTGCATCGGCCTCGTCACGTGTTTTTAAGGCGTCACAGAGAGCCGGTTGTAAATTATAATACCTGTAAAGCGTCTGCTTACTTGTCCCGAGCTTCTTTGCTATCTCTTCCATCGTTGCGCCGTTTCTCGCCCAATCGGAGATCAGATGCAACTTTGGTTGGATCAATCGGTCATAAACGTTCTTGCTTCTGCCGTCGCTCTTCTTTTTCTTTTTCTTTTTCAATTCTTTCTTTGCTGCCACTTGAAACACCTCATTTTTTAATTCTGTGAGTAAGAATATTCCGCATAGAGTTTTATTAAGCAGTGCGGCCTGCTTGTTTGTAAAAAACAAGTTCTTTTAGTAAATACTACTAATAACAAAAAAAGCATTAAGAACTTAACGCTCTAAATGTATTTAATACTAAATATATAATATAGTGGACTGCTCCACATTATACGCTCACTTCACAGAGCCGAAAGGAGATAACTTCTCTGTGAAGCTTTAGGGAAAAGGATTGACGCGGGGATTCGCCAAGTGAAAAGCGATATCTTTCGACACCGCTTCACACTATTATTATACCATGCAGTTTTGCAATACGATTTCACAAGAATTTCACTTGTTACATGACTGCCGGCGCTCGATAATCGTTGTTGATGTATGACCGAATGACCGAACGCTTGTTGTAGATGTATGATATCGCATACCCGAATTCGTCCGCCACAACTTCGATCCGCTTGCCGTCAAGCCAGCAGGCAACAAAGATCCGGAGTTCCAGGTCGTTTGTTCTTTTCGCCACTCGGCGGATCTCGGTTTCGATCTCTTTAAGAGCGATTTGCCTGTGTTGCAAAAATGCTTTTTGAAGCGCCAACTCCTCTTTGATCGCAAGGATGCTGTTGAAGGTCTTGTCCGGCTTCGGGCTGACTTTTGCCATCGGTTCGTCAAATGTCGGCGCTTGGGCAATCGTCGGCTCGCTCTTAGTAACTAATACTCTAATATCTCTCTCTAAGTTAGTTATTAAAGACTCTATCCTCTGAATATCTAACTTAATACTCTGATATATGCGGTAGAATACGGGTTGCGTCACGGCGCTCAACTCCTTTGTTTTTCTCGTCTGACATCATTGCTATACGGTAAAGTTCTTGATACGTTCGTTGCCTTTTCTCTCGTTGCTCTCGTTTCCTCCGCTTGACCTCGCGCTTCTCTCTCCGCCGCTGTTCGAGCTTCGCATATTGCCGTTCGGTGTAGGTCATCCCGCCATCACCTCGTTAGCAAGCCGGATTATTTCCTCTGCGTAACGCTCAACAAAAAAGCAAAGCGATTCGGCATCCTTGATTTCCATTTTGTCGGTCATCTGCCAATGCACCGCATGAGCGATTTCGTGGATCACAATCTCTTTGGTTCTTGCTGTTGATACTTGGTTGTTCACAATATAGATTGTTCTCTCTTCATAATGGCATCGGCCGTCAAATTCGTTGTTGAAAGCGATGTCTGTGTGTGGCAGAAAAAGGACTTGCCACTTAGCACCGTAAATGTCGATTGTCATTTCAGTTCCTCCTCGTCATTTGGATGACAAATCATTCCTGAAATAGCACCAAACGAAGTTGTCCAATCAGTAGTGTTATTCTTCATTTTAGTTTCCTCTCTCTTTAATGTTTTTAAGTCAACGTGTGGAACGTTCTCGTTTTCTAATATGTCTATCAACGATTGCACTGACTTTTTTGTGATAACGATTGTTGTGTCAAAACTGCTTGTTGGCATGGCCAGTCTCCTTTCGTTTCTTTTTCATTAACTTGACTGTGTCCTTGAATGTATAAACACTGTGGAGTTCCAAATCTTTCCATACGGTGTTTATCGCTTGTTTCAATTCGCGTGCGCCCTCGTTTAGTTTTTCGTCTTTTTCGTTTCCGTAGACTTCTTTCAAAAACATAAGGCAATAAACAATTTCCTCGCAACCCCGAAGGCGTTCGTATTCTTCTTGTGTTAAATGTTTCTCAACACCAAAAATAGAAGGAGAAACGACAATGTCAGAAAAAATCATCTCTGGCGCTTGTGTTTCAATAAATTCATCTCCCTCGTTCCACGTTGATGTGATAGTTGAGTCGCATACTTTATTGTTTTTCATTTCCCTTTCTCCTTCCGCCTATTGGCTGATAAAATCGAATAGTGTCATGTTATAATAACTCCCATTCATTTCTAAAAATCAATGTGAATACCGTCGCCCAAAAAATGAAGTAAATCAAATACTTCCACCAGACAAACGCCCCAACTTCGACACCGAAAAACATTCTGAACTCATTGGCGCAAAAGTTATATACGGCGAAATGTATAATTGCTGTCAGTAGTGTTATTACGAACGCAATCGCAAAACCCACAAGTAACGCTCTTGAATACTGATACCACAGTCTTTGCTTTCTACTCAACCTCGTTTCTCCTTCCGCCTTTCGGCTAAATATTGTAGTTGTTGCCGTTGTGTATTTTGTTAGTTTCCATCAAATCACCCTGCCTCCCCATTGCTCTGCCATAGCTTTGGCAATACCCGGAAAAGTTTTTGACGCACCCTTTGTTGTGTGAGCAACGCCATGTGAATATTTTTGCCCTTTTTTCTTGCCACCTGTATTAGACGGCATAAAAGGTTTATAAAATGCAAGCAATTCTGTTGGTATCAGTGGTGGTAGATTTTTAAGCCACAAATACGTTTTTTTCGTATAGGGATGACCAAACTCGTAAGGTTGTATTATACAACCGGGTTTTGGAAAATTATAAATTAAATTAGGCATTGGATTTTCTACACAAATCATAGGTGCAGAACATTCGAGAAACCTCATAAAAAACTCTTTTGCATCTAATCCTTTTTTATATCTTTCCTGATTCAACGAACCGTTTTTATATAACCACCTTGAACCTGCCTTTGAGAGATATGTGCATGGTGGGTGCGCAATTACTAAATCCCAACCTTCATCAAGATGATTCAAAACATCATCCTTAATATGCCATTCAGGATGCCCCCCGCTACAGTCTTGTATATCGCAAGAATAGGCATCGTGCCCTAATTCACGAAAAGCAATACAGACCGCTTGACTTTCCTCACAAGCAACCAAAACACGCAAACGTTTTTTATTTTCGAGATCGAATATATCAAGTTGTTCCACTCTCTCACCCCTCTATGAAGTCGAAGATGTCATAATTCATTGTTGGAGCTTCTTCTAAATTATCAAAATCAAACAATAATGACGTTTGAATGTTCGATAACATTTTTCCTTTTGCTGCTTTGTAAAACGGTTTTTCTATTTCAAATCCGTATGCGCTTCTTCCACACTCTGCCGCCGCTCGTAAGGTTGTTCCGCTCCCCGCTACTGGATCAATAACTACATCAAACGGATCTGTGTAAGTTTCGATTAAGTCTTTTAATACGCTAATAGGCTTTTGCGTTGGGTGAATCTTCGGAATGTTTGAGCCATCTCTGCGCCATATTGCCCAGTCATAAATCATTTTGCCACCGTTATTGAATTTTGGAAGTTTATCACGGTATAATATCACCGCAAACTCTGTCGCTCCAACTGCCCTTTGATTGGATTTCAACACCTGACCAGAATAGTTCTTAATAAAAAATCTCGGTTGTGCGCCCTTAAACCCATATTCTTTTGCCAAATCAATCACATAATGCATTTGTTCAAATGCGCAAAATATAATCATGCACGGTGCTTTACCAACTTCTTTCGGTTCTGGTTTCAATAGTCTTACGCAGAAATCAAAAAAGTTTTTGATATTGAAATGATTATCGGTCTTGAAAAATTGCTTACCAGCCTTGTCTGACTCGCCGTTTTTGTTGTCGCCGTTCACATACCAACTCGGATTGCTTGCGTAAGCGTTGTTTCCTAAATTGTATGGAATGTCCGCTATGATCAACTGCGCTCGCGGAATGTTATACCGTTTAGCGTTTTCAAAATGATCGTTGTATAATTCTGTTTTTATTCTTTTTTCGTAAGTCGTATTCACTTCAAGCATTATGTAACCCCCCTAAAACGGCAGTTATATCGTTTCCCATTTAATCAAACATTTTTGAATGTAATTATCTACCTTTTCCTCTAAGGTAGCGCCTACAAACCAATGGCTTTGAACCCATTTGTATTCACTCGTAACTTGTGGCCATATACTATCGTAGGTGATAAAAAACCTTACGGTTCTGTAATCTGTGCCATAATAACGCGCCCTTCCACTGAAAGAAATAACTAACGCATTATCGTAATTCGAAATACGTTCTTCCCACTTATTGTCGAGCGTAATGTTTCTTGTGTTTTCGTAACCGCCTTTCCCTTCATAACCAAGATATTTAGTTATAACTTTCTTAACAGTATCTATGAAAT